AACAATGGCAAAGCCGGATGTTATCGGTTGGGAGCGAACTTGTTCAATAGCTTTCCTGAAAAAGTCAACGATGTCAATAGTAAGAGTGGAATAGTCACTGTCAGCTTTAACAAAAGCCGGTAAGGAAAGATCAGGAATTAAATAATCGCCGCCAGCCTTTATGAAAGCAGGTAATGAAAGGTCGGGAGAAAGTCTAGGGCTTTCGGTAGACTCATCAAGATTGTCTTCAGGAAAATCCTCGACAAAACTAGAATTAGAAGTAGAATTGGGAATACAAGTAGTTAAACCAATGGAATCGGTAAAACTTTGGTTACTATTGGCCAAATCCTGTTGTCTGAGACACTCATCTATGCCATTCATAGTGGTCCAGTGTGGGAGGAAACCATACATTAACAAAGGCCAAGTAAAAGCACCGGTTACATGAAAATTCCTAGATCTTTGAACTTTGTCCTTAATATCAAAAGAATACGCAAACATTGCACCAATCACAACCCACATCCAGCATGATGAATAGACAATGATAGTCTCAAAGGAAAAGGGGTCGCAAGTTAAAAGCCAATGCATTCGAAAACCAAGAAGACCAAGCCTGGCAATTGAAAACCAAATTTGAGCAAAAATCACCACATCGACATATTCTTGAAAATTAACATCAAATTTAAGAAATTTAGACATGGGCAATCTCCCCCTATACTTATAAGACATGTAAGAAAAGTAAAATAAGGCAAATACGTCCATCCCAGCCCAACTCTTGTAAAATAAATAAAATAGGAAAACGTAAGCAGAAGCTGGAAGCTCCTCCTGTACAAGAGGAGTTGAGTAAGTAGAAGCTGGTACAAAGAGTTTTTGCTCTTCGGCGAAAAATTTCGCCCAAGCAATATAAGTCCAAACAGAAAAGAAAACAAAATACCAAGCAAGAGGATAAGGCTCTAAAGCATTGTAAACATAATTTAATACCATGAAACGCAAAGTAAACCAAAAGAATCTGGTAAGGTTAGTCTGTCGCGGCTCAATGGACGAAGAACTTGTTGCGTTAGGTGAAAAAAGGTGCAAATGAGATTCAAAAGACTCTGGAGTGCAACCATGAATTTCATAAAACTCATCGTCGCTCATTGCTTGAGAATATTCTTCACCACGAAGGAGATCCTCCATCTCTTCGTCATGGCGAGTCAGAACATCGGAGTCATCCCAAACGTCATCATCAAAACTGTACTCATCTGATGAAGAAGAGTCAATAGTGAATTCGTCTGATGAATCAGAATCAGTGGCGTTGATGTCAATAATATCGCGGGACTCATAAAACGAAGGTAAATCGTGGGGAAGAAGTTCGTCATACAAGTCATCGCCGGGTTGGTGAGCCTGAATCTCTCCAGTGGAGAGCAGGAAGTTGTAAATGGTCGCGTCAAAGCATTCCAAAGACTGGTTAGGTTTAGGTGTAATAACAGTCTTTGGTTTTGGAGCTTTGCGCTCGCGCAAAATGGTGTTAATGATGTCACCTTTGGAAGGGTTCATCATTTTATGAGTAAAACTACTATCATGTGTAAGAAGGTAATAATAGTTGTCGCTCAATCCAGAGATAGAATAATCTACAGGAGGAAGAATCCTCTGGAGAGCAAGTGGGACTACACTAAAGCTGCAGCCCCCAGAGATATCGTAAATACGTCTCTGTGAGTAAGTGGATTTACGGCTACCCTCTTTAGGAAGGGGAGCCATACTGATGCACACGGGTTTATGAGTAACACAACTTTCAATCATTTTTATTTCAGGTTTTTTGTGTTGGATAGCAGCTGTGTGTGCGGACCGTTAAGTGTAAATCATCAGCACTTATTAAATCCGAATAGAAGATCTTGCAATCATCTGTCGGGTCATGCATTCGTGTACAGGGTGTCAAGTTGATAAACTAAAAAATGGTTAAAAACCATAAGAAAATCACGAAAGAGGACTCCTCCTCTCTCGAAAGCTTTGCCACAGTGGGGGCCCTTCAAACCCCTAATACGGACTAGGCTCACGAATAACATGTGTAGGGTTTTATATAGATCATTAGATACTCACCAGGACAAGTCTGAGTTGACGTGAAGGTGGAGAGTTACGGTGGATGGCGAATCCAATTGTTACTTTTTATATGGCAAGGGTGGCCTAGTAACATCTGCCAAGGGATACTGCTCCCCCAGAAAAGTGGGATGAATAAATTGATCTAGATACACTTTCCTGATTAAAATCGCAATTTCATCCTCGGATGAAAGAAATGCTGATAGTCGTTACTACGAAGGGACTTTGGACACTGTCCAAATAGCCAAAGTATTCGTAATGCACTGTAGTGTGGAAGTTAACGATCTATCCAAGATGTTTTATATAAAAATAAAGCACAAAAACAAACAAAGTGTATGAAGTTCTAAAAGAACTGTCATTAAGGCGTGGTCAATACCTTTAAAATTAGAGACCAAAGAAGATTTTATAATGTTAAATGTACAAAAATAAACAAAAGTACTGGAAATCGCGTGATAAGAATGCGATGAGTATGTTAAAATTTTAAAAGAAAGGAAGAGCAATGTATGTGTTGCTCTGAAGAAGGTAATGAGGAGAAGGAACTAAATAGATTAGTGATAAGAAAGCCTTCTAAGATATGCATACAATTAAAAGAATTAAAATACTGAGCTAAAGTGTGATAAGGTAAAGTATTTATGGAAGAATAAGAAAATGTTATTTATATAGTAAGAAATTTATACAATCAAAATAAC